TTACAAAAAAGATATTGACCTTGAGATGTTAGACCCAACAGGAGTTGTAGTTGAAAAATGGATTCTATACGGCACATTCCTAACAAGTGTTGACTTTGGTTCATTGGCGTACAGTACCGACGCTCTTGCGGATATTAGCGTATCTTTAAGAATGGATAGATGCGTATTGGTTTATTAATTATTTAATATAAATTAAAAACACATGTGTTGATAAAAAATTAATACTAATTATATTTAACCGTAAAGACATAAACTTTACGGTTATTTTTTTATATGGAAAATCAAACAAACGAACACTTACAATCAAACTTTTCACTTCCTCACGACGTGGTACCATTACCGTCCAAAGGAATTTTTTACAAAAATAAAAAAAAATCTATTAAGGTTGGTTATTTAACCGCTAACGATGAAAATCTATTGATGGCGGGAGGAGACGACATGACTCAAAATCTTTTGAGGTCAAAAATTTATGAACCCGATTTACGTATTGAAGATATGTTGGAAGGAGATGTTGAAGCGGTTTTAATTTTTTTAAGAAATACTGCGTTTGGGCCTGAAATGGAACTTACTTTAACCGACCCAGTAACAAGAAAACCGTTTAAATCAACAATATTATTAGACCAACTAAGTATATCACAAGGTAATACACCAAATGAAGACGGTACATTTATAACAACTCTACCGAAGTCAAATTCAACAGTTAAGTTAAGACCAATGACATATGGAGAAATAATTGAAAATCAAAGAATTATTGACTCATATCCTTCAGGAAGGACTCCTCCTAAAGTAACATTAAGACTCCAAAAAGAAATTATTGAAGTAAACGGTATAACCGATAAGGGCGAAATCGCCAAATTTATAGAACAAATGCCAATTTTAGATTCAAAATACATAAGAAATTTTATGGATGAGAATGAACCAAAGTTGGATATGAAACGAGTAGTTACAGCCCCATCAGGAGAAAAATTGACAGTTAATGTTGGTTTCGGGGTGGACTTTTTTCGCCCTTTCTTCTAACTATAGGAAAAATCAACTTGACGAATTTTACTATTTATCAACATTAATGAACATTACTTACCAAGATTTTCAATCGATGCCTCTCTTTACAAGAAAGTATCTTTTAGATAAATGGATTGAAGATAATAAAAAGGACTGAAAAATCAGTCCTTTTGTATTTATACAATAACTAACATACTTAAAAAATGGCAAAAGGTGTAAAAACAGGTATTTCTGATGATGTAAAAAATGCTTATAGATTACCAAGCGTTGAAGAATTTACAGAAGCTTATGAAGGTATAAGTGCAGGTGCAATTAAAATTAATGCCTCTTTTGGGCAAACAAAACAAAGACTTGTAGAAATACAAACCGCGATTGCCGACACCGCTCCTGGTGTAAAGAGATTAGGTGGCGGAATTAACGAGGTTACCAATACAATTAATGAAATAGCCAAAGCTTCGAGAAGAAACGTTATTGCTAATAGTGAGGATGTTAGTAATATGTTTGCTGCTCAGAAAATATTGGGAGGTTCTATTAAAGATATTTCTGACTCTTTTTTAAATGTTGGTGTTGGAATCTCTCAGATTCCTAAAGAGTTAGAGAAATCAATTAATTATATTCAAAGTATTGGTGGTAATACCGTTGATGTTATGAAAGATGTTCAAACTAATATGGAACAAATGAACCGATATCAGTTTGAGGGTGGGGTACAAGGTTTAACCAAAATGGCGGCACAGGCCTCAATGTTAAGGTTTGAAATGAAAGAAACCTTTACCTTAGCTGAAAGAGTTTTAGACCCTGAAGAGGCAATTAAGGTTGCGTCCGCTTTCCAAAGATTAGGAGTATCCGCAGGTTCCTTAGTTGACCCATTTTCATTAATGAATCAATCAATTAATGACCCATCAGGACTACAAGATAGTTTAGTTAACGTGTCAAAACAGTTTACGTATTTTGATGAGAAAACAAAAACATTTAAAATTAATCCTCAAGGGGTTTTAACATTAAAAGAAATGGAAAAACAAACAGGGGTTAGTGCGAAGGAAATGAGTAAAATGGGATTGGCAGCCGCCGAACTTGATAAAAGAATTTCTGAAGTTAATGCTGCTGGTTTACATTTTGGTAGTGAAGAAGACAAACAATATTTACAAAACATTGCGAGTATGGGTAAGGGTGGTAGATATGAGGTTGAACTTAAAGATGGAACCAAAAAAGAATTACAACAGTTAAATCAAGAAGAATTTGACGAACTAATTGATGAGCAAAAAAATGGACCTAAAACTCTTGAAGAAATTGCAAGAGGTCAAATGACATATATGGAGGTTATGGCTAATGATGTTACCGCAATTAGGATGGCGGTTGCCGCAGGTATTGTAACCCAAAGAGAATTTTTAAAAGGTTTAAAGGATGTGGGAGAAGTTGGAACATCACTTACAAAAAACGCTTATAAAGAATTAGCCAATACTGGCGCGGTCAGAGACTTTACTTCTGCCCGCCTTGGAGATATGAGAACGTTATTTTTGGACTTAACTGGTGATAATAAATCAACCAAAGAAGCATTTAAAGATTATATGGATAATTTAAAGAAACAAGGAGTTGACATAAGTAACTCTCTTCAGGAAAAGGCCATTAAAATACTAGAAGCCAGTCGTAATGAATTAGATAATAGTAATAGTGCACAAAGAACTGCTAATAAAGTTTACGATACGTTATTAGGTGGTGCCAAAGTTAATAACATTCAAGGAAATCAACCAGGAAAGTCTTTAATTGAAGGTAATAGGACAACGGCAATTAAAGAAACCGTTTCAAACTCTGGGTCATTAATTAACCAATCATCAAGACTTACTGTTGATGGAAAGGCAGATTTTAATATTAATATTAATATTAAACAAGACCCCCAAGAGTCGTTAACTGCAAAACATAAAGAAGAGGTGTCTAAAATATTTCTTGACGGAATCACCAGTACTATAGGACAACAATATTTTGTAAGTCTTAATTCAAAAGATAATCCAACAAAGGCGCCTACAGGAAAAACTTTGGCAAGAATAGGTGCGACCGGGTAAAAAAAAATACCCTTAACCTATTTATTAAATAAAGATATTAATGGGAAGTCCTTTAGATTTTATAAACTCGGATGGTTTCAGAAAGAAACTAATAACTAGGAACTTAACACCTTATGCTAAGTCCCCTAACCGACCTACGCTCCCAATTAACATAGAGTACATTCAATCTGACACATCGGTTCAAGATAGTCCCGACCAACTAATCGATACGCCATCGTTTGCAAATCAACTTTACCCACTTAATCAGTATGGTAATGAGGGTGGATATGAACAAGTTCCTGACCCAGGAGCGTTGTTAAATACTAAATCAAACGAAGGTGAATATGGGTTTCAAGATGCTAACATAGTAGACCAATCCATATTCGAATCTCAAAGATGGAAACCACTTAATGTTTTTTCAAACGGAAATCAATTACCGTTAGATAGTGCACAATTTTTTGATTCATTAGGTAGACCACAAACAACCAACACATCTAACAACCAACCTTACCCAACAACATTTGTACCATCAAGTTATAGTCCGTTATCTATCTTACTTTCAAATGACCCTGGCGGTAGTAATGGATTAATGAGTCAAGACTCATTCATTGTTAAGTTAGGTGCCCAAACACTTAGAAGAGAATTTGAGGCAAGAATTGCTGCTCAAATAAGACAAGATACTATTGGAAGGGCAAATATATTAAACATTAATAGTGGAAGTGATATTGTTAACATTTTGTCAGGTGTGGTTCCAATTATCGAACCGAACTTTACAATTACAGTTACCGCGAATCCAATACTTGCGGCGGCCAATTTTGCCTTAAGGTTAGGAGGAAGCATATTACCTGTATCTCCAATACCTGGCTCATACTTCGACCCGAACATTAGTCTTAGACAACCAACCACAATCCAACAAATGACTAATGCCTTTAGAAATACAGGTGTTGGTAAATTTTTTAACAGACTATTAGGTGGTGGTAATTCTGGTTCTCAAATCATGTACAACAACATGGGCGCAGGACAGAGGTCTCGTTTGTTTAAAAATATTGATTATAATAGATACAAACCAAACTTTGAAAGAAGTGTTATTGCCAGATTAGCGGGAGCGATTGTTGGAACAGTTTCAGATAATAGTAACTATTACATTGGTTCAATTACGTCAGAACCGTCAAGAGTATTTTCGCCAGGTGGTGATATTCCTGTAAATGCTTATGGACAAGAAGTTCAATCACCTGTTTATGGACCGTCAGAATTGGCACAACTATATGAAGGACCAAGTCAAGATATTAAATTAGGTGCTAATGGGCCAACATATTCTAACGGTGGTGGTATTGAGGGTGGATTTACGTGGGTGTCACCAAAGTATAAGGGTAATGCCGGTAAGAAAGTTGGTATTGGAGGTGAAGTAACCAATGAGGACGAAGACTTTAAACCTTCATCATACAATTCAACTGAGTCAACTGAACGAACTTTTAAACAAGGTTCAATTTTAGACCAAACACAAAGAATAATAGATAGCCAACCTCAGGGTGGTAGAAGGTTACAACACGTTGGTAATGCTATTGACCAAGTAAGTAAAGTATTCCATGATGGGTACAAAGAACTTACTAAAGGTTCAAGAGTTTATAGATATGAAGGGGCTATCGGACAAGAAGTGGGTACCGAATATTGTAGAGTGTTTGCTAAAGACACACCTTACTTACAATACAATGACCTTCAAAAAGTTGATGGTGTAACTGTTAATGGTAGAAGATTTTCGGATTCGGTATTTGATAATACCTATAATCTTAACATCGCCCCTAATAAAATGGAGGGTGGACAGTCGTCAACTAACTTAATTAACGGTGGTGCCGGTGGTAATGGATATGCCAAAAAATATATGTTTTCGTTAGAGAATTTAGCGTGGAGAACATCGAGTACACCAGGATATTCTGTTTCGGATTTGGCGGTATGTGAGAGAGGTCCAAATGGTGGTAGAGTAATGTGGTTTGCTCCTTATGGACTAACCTTCAGTGAAACTGTTCAGGCGAACTGGCAACCAAACGAATTCTTAGGTAGACCAGAACCAATCTACACTTATAAAAGTACTTCAAGAGGAGGTACATTAACATGGAAAATTGTAGTTGACCACCCATCCGTACTAAATGTTATTGTAGATAAGGTGTTAGGTAACGAAACAAACAGAGTTAGAGTTGATAGTATCATTGATTCATTCTTTGCGGGTTGTAGAAAATATGATTTGTATGAACTTGCTAAAAAATATTATACTATAAAACCAGGTGAATTATCATACTTACAAGATATGATTTCTTCTAAAGAGATGACTAAGGAAGAGTTAATTTTTACCAAACAAACAATTCAAACGGGAAAGGATGCACCAAATGCGGGGGCAAACACGATATCACAGTCAGTATTAAAGACCGATGAATACTTTAAACCATACGTTCAAAAAGGTGGTTATTTTGATAACGATTATCCAAAACAAAAAACAGAACCAAACTATACTGAAATGTATAACCAGTATATTGGTGTAAAACCAAAGTATACTTCTAAAGGGGAACAATTAGGAACATTTTTTAATGTGGTGGTTACACCAAACTATAATTCATTGAAAGAATTAACCGTGGAACTTGCAAAACAATTAACACAGTATCCAAATGGAACTGTAAGTATTGTGATAAATTCAACTTGTTCTGCGCCTGCAACTCAAAGTTATAATAAAGAATTAGCCCAAAGAAGGATTGACTCTCTTATTAAATTTTTTGCCGACACAAAACCATTACAACCTTTTATATCAAATAAAAGACTTCTTATTACTGGAGCTAAGGATGTTGGTTTAACTGTTGAGGGGGAAAAATCACAAGTAGAACAATTTGAAAATGGTAAATTCACTCCTGGAAAAACAGTTAGTTGTACGGATAGTGACCCAAGTGCAAATGGTGGTGATACAAAGGCTGATTCTAAAGAAATTTTTACAACTACTGCCATGGCCTGTAGACGAGCGTACATTAGTAAAATTGAAGGAAATTTAACAGCACCTGTAGCAC